CCTCCTAAAAAAATTCATTGTGATGCAAGTCGCGCCTTGTATCGTTTACACAATTTGGATATAAGTGTGTAAACAGAAGGAGCCAATCAATGCCACGTAAATTAATCACCACACTGCCTGAATTGGCAGAGCGGCTAAAGGCCCGTTCAATAGAAACAAAAGCAGGCTGCCATGAATGGCAAGGTGCTAAAGATGTTGGCGGCTACGGTGTAATTCGCTTCAATGGGCGTAACGTGCGGGCGCATCGCGCCTCTCTCGCTCATCACCTAAACAGGCCAGACCTTATCGACAAGGTTGATATGAAGCCGCCTCGAATTGCCGCAACCTACGTTCTCCACACTTGCGACAACGCCAAGTGCATAAACCCTGAACACCTCCGGCTAGGGACGCCGCAAGATAATGCTGACGACGCAACCAGCCGTAAGAGACGGCCTGATTTTATCTCAACCCTCCCTCGAAAGTTAGATGAGGCGTCGGTGCGAGAAATACGAATTGTCGCCAAAGATTGGGACGGATTGTGCGACATGATGAAAAAACACCGCGTCGGGCAGATGGCTATCAACGACGTTCTAAGTCGGAAAACATACAAGTGGGTCGGTTAGCGGCCCTGCCTCCATTATCCTTGAAATGCAGGATGCTGGTGAATTGCCAGATCGCTACATGCAAAAGGGGCTAGGCCGACAAAAAAATGAGTGGGGTGAAAAATAACTGTTGACCATGACACTAAAAGTGTTCATGCGGGTTGCACAGAGCAGATGGATGGCCAACCGCTACAGGTAAGGAGACCTACAATGAGCAAGATCACCACAATCATCGGCTTCACCGCTCCCCGTAGCGAAATGCCCGCGCTTGAAATAAATGGCGGCAATGACCGCGCAGCTTGGATCGACCGCAACATGGTCTCCACTTACCGCCGGGGCCACTGGAACAATGCTTCATGCGAACAAATCGCCGCTAAGATGGGTATCGTTGACGGCCTCAAGATTAAGTTTCATTGATGAAAACGCTCTATGCAGCCTGCCTGTCGCGCCTCGGATTGTCACAGTCCGAGGCCGCAACACTCCACAACACCCGGATTGACACAATCAAAAGCTGGTCGGTTGGCAGACGCCCTGTCCCTGATGGCGCATGGGCTGAACTACGCGCTTATGAAATGACGATTGTTGATAAATCAGAAGCCATCCGAGAAGCGTGGGAAGACGCTGGCGAAATCCGTGATGTTGTCCTTGGCACGAAAGGCGACCCGATCAATCTAATGGCAGCCGCCGATTTCCTGCTTTCCAATGACGCGGAGCCGCCGGTTATTGTCATCATCAAAGACTGAATACCAAAAGGGGCCAGCCCGTTAGAGCCAGCCCCTCGTGTGCAAGACCTACCCCCGCCTTCGCAGGATCACACTTGCCTCGTAATATCGACCGGGATATCCAGCCACTACGGATGACCGAAGCCACCGGAATTGGTCATGACCGTCGCCATGGCCGCAGTGGCAACCGGGAATGCCCAGCCTCCACCGCATGACTACGCGCCAAAGCCGTAGCCCACAGTCCGCCGCCGATATGTTACCAGTGATCGCCGCGACGGCGCATAAGGCACATATGCAGCACTGGCGTGAATGTCAAGCCAGTGCGGCTAGGTTATATGGGGAACCGCCTGTCATCAACTCGGTCAAAGCCCAAACAAGCGCGTCCATTCTATCAGGTGAGCCGCTACCTTGATAGCCGCCCGTTGTCGTCATCGTCATTTGCTCCTCAAGGTCCGGGAAAAAGCCAACATGATGAACCTTGCCGCTTTCATACAGCGCAGCAATAGGCTCTGCCCTGACAATCTTGCCACGGCTCGCGGTCACCAGTTTGATTGGCATATTGACTTCAGACGCGCGCAAAACTGCCTCAACCATAGCGCCGCCAAAATTACGTTCAGCCACAATCCTGTCTGCCTTAAATTCAGCCGCCGCTTTAGCAACAGTTGCCGCCCATCCTTCCGGTGATAGCCTAACCGTCCTGTCCGCCAATACATAGGCATGACCATCCACACCTTGCGCGACAACGATAATCCCTTGACTATCGCCGCCAACGCCATCGGAGCCGGAAGGATCAACGCCAATCACAACGCGGGAAAATGGCGGCAATTGGTCATTGCGAATACGCAGCCCGTCAATGCCGGGGATAGTCCGCCCATCATCGGCGGCCCTATCAGACAGGGACCAAAGCGAGCCGGGGACTTCGCTCAAATACTTCCCGTCGCGAAACCGCTGGCGATGCTTGTCGGGCATTTCGTCAAGTTCCTCAAGGTAGGCGGTGGGCAAGTGGGGATTGTCAGCAGGGTTTAGTATGACGTGCGCGCGGGTCGCATTGTCGATTGAGCGCCCGTCAACCGGGTTTGTAAGCTCGACAAACTCTTTGAAGGTCCAATGGCTCCGGCCAACCGGATTAAGATCGTAATAGCCCTTCAACGGCAAATCACGCCCGTCTAGCTTCATTGCGGATTGCGCCAATCGGGTGCGCAGCGTCATCACGGTTTCATAGGCGACTTGGCTGGCTTCATTCACATAGATGGTCGCAAATTCCTTACCGAGAATTTTTTCGACACGCTCCTTGTCGTCAAGCCCGCCAAACCAGACTTCTGACCCGCCCGGAAGCGTCGCGAATTGGTCAGATTTATTGACCGTGTATGGCAGGCCCGGAAAGGCAAGGCCCATCATCTTAGGCCATGTATCCAGCATCACCGATTGCCGAACATCAATGTTATGCAAGCGTGCTATCAGGTGGCGACTGTTAGGGGCCATGATTGCACGGTTCGCCATGCAGTAGCAAAACCCGAACGTCTTACCAGATCGGGAGCCACCATAGGCTAGAATGTGACGTGCAGGCGATGCAGCCGCCTTTATAAGTTCAGCCTGCCTTTGTGTTGGCTCAAAGGTCAGAAGCCACCCCCTCAATGACAACCGTCACCTTACTGGTGGTTTCAACCTTATCGCGCAAATGGCCATACAGTTTTGCAAGGCCCATAGTCGCGCTAACCGCAGCGGCTGGCGTTTCAAGTTCACGCGCAAATTCACGGTCCGCAAGAAGCATTTGGCGTATGTCGTCGACAGTCACATCATGGCGCTGTGCATGGTGTTCTTTGATTTCAGCCACCCTTAGTATGATATGGGTGCGAGCCAAAAGCTGCGATGCATTGGTATTCACACTTTCCGGCTTCATTTTTTCGGCATTGAATGCGCGGCGATATGCCTCCGAAGCGTTGCCGGTCTCGACATAGGCAAGGCAAAATACATCCTGCTTTTGTGTCAGGCGATTAGCTGGCTTCCCGGCCATCACTTATCCCTTTTCCGCTTGGCAACCTTGCGCTGGGCAATGAGTTCATCGCCGCCTGCCATATGCAGCCATTTGCGGTTTACGTCCGACCGTGCACCATACATGCGCTCTACCTTACGCCAACCGCCGTCTATGAAGTTCGCGACAAAGTTGGGGGGTAGTGGTGGTGTCTGGTGCTGCCTCATGGGTCTATGTCTCCTGTTCCGGCTTCCGATTGCAGTTCGATAAAGTCATTGCGGACATGGACGGCGGCGCGGTTCCATGCGTGACAGATCGCTTCGAGTTGCGCGTCGTCCGGGTCTTTATCCCATAGCTGGACCTGTCCGAGTTCGGTTTTGCGGTTCATGGCTTCAATGCGCGTTTGACGTGCAGACCAGCGATTTTGCTTTGCGCGCTTGAGTAGGCCCATTGCCTCGTCTGCCGGTAGTCCCGCAACATGGGCGTGATGCTCATAAGATAGGCTGGCGTCGCGTTGTGAGGCTGGGAACGCCGCTGCGATTGCGGCTGCCTTACGCATGGGCTTTGGGTCTTCACAAATGGCCGTAAGAGCAAATGTCAGTTGCTCTGGAAAACGCTCTTGCCCGTGGTTAAGCCAGTCGCCTATTTTCCAGTCGAGTGTGCGCTTTTGGCCAGCCAGTTCGCGTCCAATGGATAGCCATTCGTCAAAGCTGGCTGCGGTGGGTAGCTGCAATGCGACTTCGTTCATGATTGCTCTCCGTTGCGCCCACTCTGGCGCTTGCGTCCTGCTCTAGCCATTATGATTGCACCTCCGTTGTTGCCGCGATCATCGCGAGCCATTTGCGGCGGTGGAGTTGGCCATCGCCATTTTCGGTTTCATTGGCCCCGGCAAAGCACATGGCGGCGGTCGGCTCACGTGGCACGATAACCAGTCCCTGTGCTGCAATATTGTCCAACGTCATTTGCACGACTTTGCTAACAGCGGTTTCATCCATCATGACCATGATACTAACCCCTTCACCATATCGATCAGTTCAAGCGCAGCGGGCGGGCCCCAAACAATCAGCACAATGATTGTCAATTTGTCCCGCCACCTCATCCGGCGGATCATGTCAGCGCCAACAAAATCAGGCCAGCACCTCCGCCGATGCCTAAAAAAATTGCCGCTCCGCAGGTAAATGCGAACCCCGCTGTAGCCCAATCGTGGAAACCCTTTGTGCCATTGACAGTAATTCGCTCAAATGGCGCATTGCGAGCCAGATGCTTGATAATCTCGCGCTCTTTGTCAGTCAGTTCATCCATCACCTTACCCCCCGCATATGCAGTTCCATCGCCTTGTATCCCGCCACATGGGCCGGTTCGGCTGCGAAAAACTGTGCTGTCTTGTCCACGTCCATTGCTTTGATCCTTGGTATGTCGGCTTGCCGCAAAAGCATCAGCAGGCCGGTTAATCCGCTACC